GGTCAGTGAGCATGGTTGGTATGTTGACAATATCATATACGGTAGATGGAGTCTTGACGAAACAGCAGCTAAGATATTTCAGGCCGTTAGAGATTACCGTCCCGTGTCGGTTGGAATCGAAAGAGGCATTGCTAAACAAGCTGTAATGTCTCCTTTGGCGGACTTGATGAAACGTTACGGTACGTTCTTTAGAGTAGAAGAACTAACACACGGTAACAAAAAGAAGACCGACAGAGTAATGTGGGCACTACAAGGTCGTTTCGAAAACGGCTACATTACATTAAATAAAGGCGAATGGAACAGTAGGTTTCTTGACCAGCTATTTCAGTTTCCTGATCCTTTGACGCATGACGACTTGATAGACGCTTTGGCGTATATTGACCAACTGGCAAATGTAGCGTACGACTACGACTACGAAATTGAGGACCACGAGATTTTAGACGTGGTAGCAGGATACTAATATGGCAGAATTTTACGATACGGACCCTCTGTTGATTGAAGAAACAATTGAAGACTGGGTTATAACTAAATGTGAAGACTGGAGGGATTACTACGAAAGTAATTATGAAGCAAGATTTGAAGAATATTATAGACTCTGGCGTGGTATTTGGGACCCTGCTGACAGTGAGCGTCGGTCTGAGCGTTCCCGTATTATTTCTCCTGCACTTCAACAGGCTGTTGAGTCTAATGTAGCAGAACTAGAAGAAGCTACGTTTGGGCGAGGCAAGTGGTTTGACGTAAGTGATAATTTCGGAGACACTAACAAGCAAGACGTACAGTTTCTTCGTAACAAACTTACGGAAGATTTTGAAAACTGTATGGTACGCAAAGCTGTAGCAGAGTGTTTGATTAACTCAGCAGTCTTTGGTACAGGTATTGGTGAGATCGTAATGGAGGAAATGAAAGAGATGGCTCCAGCCACTCAGCCCATTATGGACGGACAGTTACAGGCTGTAGGCGTTACGATGCAAGACCGTGTTAAAGTCAAGCTTAAGCCTGTACTACCTCAGAACTTCTTAATTGACCCTGTAGCTACGTCTGTGGAAGACGCCTTAGGTGTTGCTATTGACGAGTTCGTAAGCAGACACCATGTTGAACTTTTGCAGGAACAGGGGGTTTACCGTGATGTTTATGTAGGTTCTGCTGCTCCCGATACTGACTTAGAGCCTGACCAAGACATAACAATCTATAATGACGATAAAGTACGTCTTACAAAGTACTACGGTTTAGTGCCACGAGAGCTTCTAAATTCCGCTCTAAGCGACGATGAAGAAGATTCGGTAGAAGAAGAAAGGTCTGAATCAAAGTACGTAGAAGCTGTTGTAATAGTTGCTAACGGTGGTATATTACTTAAGGCAGAAGCTAACCCCTACATGATGCAAGACCGTCCTGTAGTAGCGTTTCCTTGGGACGTAGTGCCCGGACGTTTCTGGGGCCGTGGCGTATGTGAAAAAGGATACAACAGCCAGAAAGCACTTGACACAGAGCTACGTGCAAGAATTGACGCACTAAGTCTTACGATCCATCCTATGATGGCTATTGACGCAACTAGGCTACCTCGTGGTGCAAAACCTGAAGTACGCCCCGGAAAGATGATACTAACTAATGGAAACCCTAAAGAAGTACTTCAACCGTTCAACTTTGGTCAAGTGGGTCAAATCACTTTTGCTCAGGCCGGAGCACTGCAGCAGATGGTACAGCAAGCAACAGGAGCAGTGGACTCAGCAGGAATTGCGGGTCAAGTTAATGGCGAGAGTACTGCCGCTGGCATTAGTATGTCTCTTGGCGCTATTATTAAACGCCATAAGCGTACACTGATTAATTTCCAACAATCGTTCTTGATTCCTTTTGTTAAAAAAGCAGCCTATCGGTACATGCAGTTTGATCCTGAAAACTACCCTGTTGCAGACTACAAGTTTAACGCAAGTAGTACTCTAGGGATTATTGCTCGTGAGTACGAAGTAACCCAGCTAGTACAGTTGTTGCAGACTATGGGTAAAGACTCACCACTGTACAACACACTAATTCAGTCAGTCATTGACAACATGAACTTGTCTAACCGTGAAGAACTTCTTGCGGCCTTGTCTCAAGCTTCACAGCCTAACCCACAAGCTCAACAAATGGCTCAACAAGCGCAGCAAGCTCAAGTCCAGTTCCAACAGTCTCAATCAGCACTCCTGTCGTCACAGGCGCAAGAGTCGCAAGCTAGGGCTGCTAAACTGGCTGCGGAAGCTCAGGCAGTGCCACAAGAGCTTGAAATTGATCGTATTAACGCCATTACCAGAAACTTACGTGAAGGTGATGCAGAAGATAAAGAGTTTGAGCGTCGTATGAAGATTGCTGATACTCTCCTTAAAAACAAACAGATAGAAGGTAAAACTAATGTTGACAGACCACGAACTGAGACTCCTCCTGCAGAGGGTCAACAAGGAGTTCCAAGGAACATTCCAACTCCTAACAGACCTCCAAACCAAGGTGGACCGGTTGGAAACCAAGGTGGAGGAATTCAGTAATGCCCAAGGCCAAGGACCCAAAACTAGCACGGGCGGGCGTAAGCGGGTACAACAAGCCAAAGCGAACGCCTAGCCACCCAACTAAAAAGTTTGTAGTAGTTGCTAAAGAAGGTGACAAGACTAAGACTATTCGTTTTGGTGACGCCAAGATGACTATTAAGAAAGACCAACCTGCACGGCGTAAGTCGTTTAGGGCACGTCACAAGTGTGACACTAACCCACCTAGTAAACTAACGGCACGATACTGGTCGTGTAAGAAATGGTAAGGAGATAACAATGGCAGCAGGAGCAGTAATCAGAGGCGCAGCTAAAGTAGCTGAAAAAGTTGCTAAAGGTGCTAAAAAACACGGCAAAGACCTTACAACAAAAAAGAAGCCTAACCAGAAAAAAACTGAAAAGGCTACTAAAGGTCAACGCACTTATCGTGAAGGACAGCGTAAAGCAGCAGGAGCAGGTTCAGTTGCAACTGCAGCGGGTTATGAAGCAGCCAACGTAGATTTAAAAGAAGGTGGTGGTTTACCTATTGCTGACATGAGTCAAAGTGTTGATGTACGTGGTACTGGAAAAGGTATTCGTTACTTTCAAAACGGTAAAGAAGTTAGGATGCCTAAAAAATGAAAATCCCGGCACCTAAAGGTCACCACTGGATGAAAAGCGGTAAAGGTTACAAGCTGATGAAAGACCCTGCAGACGGCTACAAGCCACATAAGGGTGCGTCTAAGTCAGCTAACTTTGAAGTCCAAAAAGTCCACAAAAAGTAAGGAGGCTGTTATGCCACATTGTACAGGTAAGCGTAAGAAAAAAAAAGGTAAGAGCAAACCCAAGGGGTACTAAAGATGCCTAAGCCAAATCAAAGCCGAAAACGAACAACTAAAAAAAAGTCAAGCCCTACACCCAAGAACAAGGCACTGTACGCTAGGGTTAAGGCAGAGGCTAAACGTAAGTTTGATGTTTGGCCCAGTGCTTATGCTTCAGGTTGGTTAACTAAAGAGTATCAACGTAGAGGCGGTACTTATGCCTAAACCAAATCAGAGCCGTAAGCGGGTGACCAAAAAGAAACCTTCTGGCGGATTAACTAAATGGTTTAACGAGGAGTGGGTAGACGTAAAAACAGGTAAACCCTGTGGACGTAAATCTGCAAAGAAAAGCAAACGTCCCTACCCCTCTTGCCGCCCTAAAGCTGTTGCAGCAAAAATGACTAAGGCTGAAAAAGAATCGTCTGCACGACGCAAGACAGGACCAAAGCGTGTAGCTCATTCTGTTACAGCTTCAGGTAAGCGTAGAAAGTCTACAAGAAATGCTTGACATTTGTTTAAAAGTGTGCTATAATAAAACTATAGTTAACAACATTAGAGAAACCAATGACACCTGAGCTTGAAACTTATTTTGACAACTACAACGAACTCTTCAATCACGAAGGTTTCAAACAACTCATGCAAGAACTTTCTACTAACGCAACTCAATTAGCAGATATACAGACTGTAAAAGACGTAGAAGATCTCTTCTTTCGTAAAGGTCAAGTAGCTGCTTTCGCTACAGTAATTAATCTACAGGGTACTATAGAAGCTGCCAGAGAGCAAGCTGAAGTAGAAGAAGAAGGCCCAGTAGATGTATAAAATCTATGACTTCCGTTGTACTAACGGACATGTCTTTGAAGAAATGGTAGAGTCAGGTACTACAACCAGTAGGTGCGGTTGTGGTGCCAACGCTACAAAAATGGTATCTGCCCCGTCTTTTCACCTTGACGGTTCTACTGGGGACTTCCCCGGTCAGCACATGAAATGGGTACGAGAACACGAAAAAGCAGGTAAAAAGAAGTCTCCACAATGATTATAATCACGGAGTTTAATTATGTCAAGAGCAACAATGATTGATCCACAACCTGAAGAGGAAAACGTGGACGACATTGAAAACGAAGAAGAAGAGACTCAACAAGAACAAGTTGAACAACCTCAAGAAAAACTCACAGTTCCAGAGAAGTACCAGAATAAATCTCTAGAAGAAGTTGTACAGATGCACCAAGAAGCTGAAAAGCTTTTAGGCCGTCAGTCTTCTGAAGTGGGAGAACTTCGTAAAGTCGTAGACGATTACATTTCTAATCAAACTACGGCACCACCAGCACCTCAACAGCAACACGTTGAGCCTGAAGACGATATAGATTATTTTACAGACCCACAAGGTGCTGTTAATCGTGCAATTGAGAACCACCCTAGTGTTAAAGAAGCTAGGCAGTACAACGACGAATACAAAAAACAGTCTTCGTTGTCCGTACTAAATAGTAAACATCCAGATATGCAACAGATCCTTGGTGATCCTAAGTTTGCAGAATGGATAAAATCTTCTAGGATTAGGACTCAATTGTTTGTACAAGCTGACCAACAGTATGATGCTGACGCCGCTGACGAACTCTTCTCACTCTGGAAAGAACGGAAGACAGTAACTCAGCAAACCGCCGCAGTTGAAAAACAGGCACGTAAGCAACAACTTAAGGCAGCAAGTACAGGCAACGCACGGGGCAGTGCAGAGGGATCACGTAAAAAAGTATATCGTAGGGCCGACTTAATTAAACTTATGAAAACAGACCCTGAGCGATACCAAGCCTTGTCAGGAGAAATACTGACGGCGTACGCAGAGGGTCGAGTCAAATAATCTAGGAGATTGACATGGCTACTGCAACATATCCCGGCGCAGGCGGTAATACTGCGAAAACTGAAGCGGCAACGTTTATTCCAGAAATCTGGAGTGACGAGATTATTGCTGCTTATCAAAAGAACCTGAAGATGGCTCCGCTTGTTAAAAAGCTTGCTATGTCAGGTAAGAAAGGCGACAAGCTTCACATTCCAAAGCCAACTCGTGGCGATGCAAATGCTAAGGCTGCTGACACTGCAGTTACTATCATTGCAAACACTGAGAGCGAACTGACTGTTGACATCGACCGTCACTTCGAATACTCACGTTTAATCGAAGACATCGTAGAAGTACAGGCACTTTCTAGCCTCCGTCAGTTCTACACTGAAGATGCTGGTTATGCGCTTTCAGTACAAGTTGACAAGGACCTCCACTCTTGCGGTACTGGTTTTGGTAACGGCGGTTCTGTTGTGTTCTCTGGCTCAGTAGCTCCTACTGATTACCAGCACACTGGTTGTTTCTTCAACGATGGTGGTACAACTACTCAGTACACTGACGACACTATGGTAGCGGCTGACGTGTTTACCGATGCGTTCTTCCGTGACATGATCCAGAAGCTTGATGACAACAACGTACCTATGGACGGACGTTCGCTTGTTATCCCACCTTCTGTTCGTAACACTATCATGGGTATTGACCGATACGTGTCTTCTGACTTCGTAACTGGTCAAGCAGTTAACTCTGGCCTGATCGGTAACTTGTACGGTGTAGACATCTACGTCTCAAACAACTGTGCAACTATCGAAGCAGCAGGAGACAACACTGCGTCTTCTGTCGACACCCGTGCGGCTCTTCTGTTCCACACTGACGCAATCGTCATGGCAGAGCAGCAGGCTGTACGTTCACAGACCCAGTACAAGCAGGAATACCTCTCAACTCTGTACACGGCTGACTGCCTGTACGGTGTTCAGGTATATCGTCCTGAAGCTGGTTTCGTACTCGCAATCGCAGAGTAACGATCTTAGGGGGTCAGCAATGGCCCCTTTTCCTTTTCTTTTGTAGGAGCTTTTGATGGCTTTATTTCGTGGCACAGGCGGATCTGGTGATGCTAGTACAGATACTTATGCGTCTGAAGTAGCCCTAGAAGCAACTAGAGCCTCTACAAAAGCAAATGAAGCTGCAGCGTCTGCTACGTCTGCGGCTAATGCCCAAGCTGCTGCAGAGGCTGCTCAGGCTTCCGCAGAGACTGCACAGACTAATGCTGAGACCGCAGAGGTAAACGCAGAAACAGCGGAGACTAATGCAGAGACTGCAGAGAACGCTGCGGTTGCTGCTCAAGGTTCTGCAACAACAGCTAAAACTGCAGCAGAAACAGCCCAGTCAGCAGCAGAAGTAGCAAAGACAGCGGCTGAAACTGCAGAGACTAATGCAGAGACTGCAGAGACTAACGCTGCTGCTTCTGCTACTACCGCTACTACTAAAGCGTCAGAAGCATCTACGTCAGCAACCAATGCTGCCTCTAGCGCCTCCTCAGCGTCCACCTCAGCCACAAACGCAGCTACTAGTGCTACTGCAGCACAAACTGCACAAACGGCTGCAGAGGCTGCTCAGACGGCTGCTGAGGCTGCTCAGGACGCTATTGATGGTTTGTACCTTGGTGCACAGTCAAGCAACCCTACAGTAGACCTGAACGGCAACGCTGTTACTACTGGTGACTGGTACTTTAATACCGGTGACAACAGCACTAGAATTTATACTGGAAGTGCTTGGGATTCAATTAATCCTAACCTTGTTGGTGACACTAGCCCACAATTAGGCGGTAACTTAGACCTAAACAGCAACGACATTACGGGCACGGGTAACGTCAACATCACGGGTAATGTGGTACTTACAGGTACTGTTGATGGCCGTGACGTAGCAACAGATGGCACTAAGCTAGATGGCATTGA